GTAGCTAAACGTATAGATGTTGACACTAGCTCAATGGGTTCTGGGTTAGGTAATGTTAGTTTAAAACCTAAAAAAACAGATCTTCCTCCTGCTGAAAATGCAGCTAAAACGCAGATAGCAGGTACTTTACCCACATATAAGAAAGCAGATACTCTTCTAACAGAGATGGTAGGAGAAGGTAAAACTTTAGACTTTGGTGCAGGGTTAGGTATGTCTAAGAAAGAGTTAGGTTTTGATACGTATGAGCCTTACCCAAAACCAGACTTTGAACCAGACTTTGTATCTCCTAACAAAATACCTTCTAACTCTTACAAAAAGATTACAAATCTTAATGTCCTAAATGTAGTACCTCGTGATGTAAGAGATAGTATTGTAAATGATATTGGTCGTGTACTTGAGCCAGATGGTAGGGCAATTATAACCACTCGTGGTAGAGATGTAATGACAGCAAAAGGCAAAGCTGGACCAGAGCCTATGTCTATTATAACATCTATGAACACCTATCAAAAAGGTTTTACTCAACCAGAACTTAGGTCTTATATAACAGACACTTTAGGTGAAGGTTTTAATGTAGTAAATAACAAATTAGGTGCAGCAGGCGTTACAGTACATAAACTACCTACAAAGAATTTTAAAGAAGGCGGAGCAGTAATGGAAGACACATCAAACGATATGGATGCTATGCTACTAGAAGAGCAAGTAGATCCTGTAAGTGGGAACACTGCACCCTTAGGAGCATTACCTGCTGAAGTACGTGACGACATAGACATTGCAGTAAGTCCTAATGAGTTTGTAGTTAATGCTGCTACTGTACGGTACTTCGGTCAAGAGTTCTTTGATAACTTACAAGACACAGCTGAAGATGGCTGGGAACGTATTGCAGCAAATGATGATCTACCATTCCGTGATGATGAGCTTGAGTTTGAAGAAACAGAAGTGGCACTAGAAGATGAAACCCTACCTAAGCGAAGCTTTGCTAAAGGTGACTTGGTGATTGGAAAAGGTGACACAGTTGAAGCTACAGGCGAACAAGCTGAAGGGTATGAAAACGTCCCTGACGCTGTAGGTGGTGGCTACGGTGGCTACGGTGGATCAGGTCAATCCTATATGGGTTACGACAGAAAGCCGTACATAAACGAAGACGGTGATGAGATTGTAGTCTACTTCTATAATGGTAGACCTTTAAGTAAGATACCTGAAGGTTACACAGAGACAGGTGTTACAGATGACGATGGCGGTTCTGTCGGTACAGCTATTACGGGCGCTATTACTAGAGAAGTAGAACAAAAGAAAGATCGGGATGGCTCAACACAATGGGCTAGAGACATTGGCGTTATGGAAAGTGCTTCAAACGAAGAAGTATTTCGTGCAATGAATATGTCACCTGATGGTACAAATTTAAATGAAGGATATTGGAGCCAAGACCCTGAAGGTTGGAATAGCAGTGATTGGAATGACTACAACGAAAGCTTAAATAGTGGAGTTAAAATTCCAGGTACAAATATAAGGATTAATGCTGCAGAAGTTTTACTTGGTAGTATATCTGCGCTGTCGGGTGCTCCTGGCTACATATTTGGCGCTATGATGGAGTTAGGTAATAATAATTTAGCAGATAAAGCTAATACGTGGGCTAAAAATGCTCTTAAAAATAAATTTGCAAGTACTACTGTAGACCAAAGAACAATACTAAATACAGCATATTCAACAGGTGTGAAGCTAGGAGAAATAGCTGAGGGTGTAAGTATAGAGGAGTGGGCTAAAAAAACCTACAAGATTTCTACGTTACCTGAGGTAGATCAAGCAAAAGTAGATGCACGTAGAGGGCCTGTCTCTAACTTAGGCTATGGTTGGACACAGGATCTTAATGCACGAGAGTTAACTAATGCTATAGAAATACATAATCGATACTCAAGTGCTGAAGAAAGAGCAAAAGGTTCGGCTACTATAGATAAGAATGGACGTATCATTGGTTCAATAGCTGGTATAAAAAATGACGGTGGATTTCAACCTGGAATATATGCAGGGACCAATGGTATAAATATGCGTTATTTACCACCAGCTGAAGTTCGGGCAAACTATTATACTAATGCCTTTCAAACTATTGGTTATACGGTAAGGATGGATGCGTCAGGACAAGCGTACTATATGGTCGGCGATGGATTTGGCACTAGAAAAGTACTTGTCCCCGCTGGTTCTGTAAGTACTAACGGTGATAAAATAGAAGTCACTCCTACAAGCTCAAGCACTAGTGCTGGCGGCGGTGCTGGCGGCGGTGGTTCTGAAGCTGAAGCCATAGATAATCAGGCTATTAAAGATGCTGAAGCTCAAGCTATAGCTAATCAGGCTACTTCTACCCCCATAGTTTATGCGGGTGACGTATCCAGCCCTGTTACTTCTATAACTTCACAACGAAGAACTGCAACTGATAGAGCTAACGAACAAGCACAACTATCTAATGCAGAACAAAAAGCTGCAGCTTCAAAAAGTTTCAAAGAAAGAAAAACTGAAGAAAAGAAAAACGAATCTGCTGCTAAAGAAGCGGGAGCTAAAAGAGGTATTGGCGGTCAGTATGGAATGGCTGAAGGTGGCTTAGTAAAAAAACCTAAGAAGAAGTAAGACTATAATAACCTATAAAAACAATAAGGCTACCCAGCAATACTCGCTGGCCCCACATAAAGGAAATACAATATGGCTGAACTAGCACAAGTACAAACACCAAAGAACGCAGGATTCGTACAACCTAAAGGCGGCTCACTCGCAAACAAGCGGCGCATTGAGAAAGAAGAAGCAGAACTTAATGAGCTACTAGAAGGACAAGCCAATGGGAAACAGGAATCCGATGGCGAGGGACTTGCGTCAGCCAAAGTACAAGATACAGATAATACCAAACAAGAAGAAGCCGACACTAAAGTTGAAGCACAAGAAGAAAACTTAAGCAGCGAAGAGAAGACTTACAAGAAACGCTACAGTGATCTAAGGAAGCACCTGAATAAGCAGTCTGAAGAGATTAAAGCTATGAAGGAGCAGATGAACAATTCAGGTGCAGTGCGTCCACCCACCAGCGATGAGAGTATTGAAGCTTGGGCTAACAAACATCCTGATATTGCTGGCATAGTTGAGACTATAGCTGAGAAGAAAGCACAAGAGAAGTTTAACCAAGCAGACACTAGGCTAAAGCAACTAGATGAGATGAACGCTACAGCAGAACGCACTAAGTCAGAGAACGAGATACGCTCTATGCACTCAGACTTTGATGACCTACGTTCAAGTGATGTATTCCATGATTGGGCTGGCGAACAACCTAAGTGGGTACAGGATGCTTTGTATGAGAACCAAGATGACCCTAGATCGGTTATTCGTGTTATTGATCTCTACAAGGTAGACAACGGCATGGACATTAAGGGTAAGAAGCAAGACAGCAAGAAGGCAGCTTCTTCCGTTGTAAGCAAACGTACAACTAAACCAGACGATGATAACCCTGCAGGACACCTACGTGAGTCTCAGGTAAATCGTATGTCTGCACAAGAATACGAGGCAAACGCAGACTCTATCATGGATTCTATCAGAAGTGGTAAGTTTATTTATGATATTTCTGGGGGAGCACGTTAAAAAGGTATTGACAATACGTAGATAAGTGATATAACTATGTATGTTAACTACACAGCGTAAAGCCCTATTATGTAGCTACCTTTACACTGTTAAAATAAGCAAGCCAAAAACTACTAAGATAAGACTTACCTGTTCAAGTATAGGCCCGAAGTTCTGAAGTTGGCAAACTAAAGAACATCTCGCACCCTAAAAAAGACAGCCTCTTACACAGTGTTTAAGCTTTATTAATTATAAGCCAAACATCTATGGAGGATTATTCTATGGCTTTTTCAACAGCATCGGGTAACGGAAACTTACCAAATGGTAACTTCTCACCCATCATCTATTCCAAGCAAGTACAGCTTGCATTTCGTAAATCCACCGTATGTGGCGATATTACCAATTCAGACTATTTTGGTGAAATTTCTGCACAGGGTGATACAGTAAAAATCATCAAAGAGCCTGAGATTTCTGTTAAAGAATACTCACGGGGTACTCAAGTTACCGCCCAAGATCTTGATGATGAAGATTTCTCATTAGTCGTTGATAAGGCTAACTATTTTGCCTTTAAGATGGACGATATTGAGGAGGCGCATTCACACATTAATTTCATGGAACTCGCCACTAATCGTGCAGCATATCGTCTTTCTGACCAGTATGACCAAGAAGTCTTAGGCTACTTGTCTGGCTTTAAGCAATCAGCTTTACATGCAGTAGCAGCAGCAGTTAATACCACAGTAAACGGCACAGTCGCTGTTGACACTGCAGGTACTGACGAATTGTTAAGCTCTATGAAGTTAAACAAAGGTAGCTTTGGCAACATTACTACAACTTCTGCAGGGGCACACTCTATTCCCTTGACAGCACGTATGCCAGGTGCTACATCACTCCCAACTGCTACAGCATCACCAGCAATGGTTGTCGCACGGATGGCTCGTCTTCTTGACCAGCAGCAAGTGGACACACAAGGTCGTTGGCTTGTTGTAGACCCAGTGTTCATGGAAATCCTGCGTGACGAAGATTCACGTTTCATGAATGGCGACTTCGGTGAGTCAGGCGGATTGCGTAATGGCTTGTTCATTAACAACTTCCACGGCTTCCGTGTATACACTTCAAGCAATTTGCCTGCAGTGGGTACTGGCGCAGGTACATCAGGTACAGCAAACCAAAACGCCAACTTCGGTGTTATCGTAGCTGGTCATGATTCTGCTGTAGCAACTGCTGAGCAGATCAACAAGACAGAAACGTATCGTGACCCTGACAGCTTTGCTGACATTGTTCGTGGTATGCATCTATACGGTAGGAAGATTCTTCGTCCTGAAGCAATCGTCACTGCCAAATATAACGCAGCGTAAGGGAGGAAATAACTTATGGCTACTTTAACCACATTTTTAGCACCCACTCGTGGGACAGGTAATCCTTCACGGAAGCCTTACATGATCGAAAATACTATCGATCTTACTGCAAGTGCAGTTGACGCCTCATCTGGTGACATCATTCAAGCACTAACAGTACCTGCTTCAAACGTTATTCTATGGGCTGGTTTTCAGGTCATGGAAAGCGCTACTATG